TAAGGGATTTGTAGAGTCAAAGCAGCTTGACCTTAAACTTGCTTTCGAGTCAGAGATGGGAGAGCTGGTCGAAGCTGCATCCAAGTCGATTCAGACGTGCAGAATGGCTGCGGAATCGATGGTTGAAGTCGAATCATTGGCGGCTCCGATTGTTCTGCAGGCAGAGAGGTCTGGTGCAGGAAAGGTTGTTTTCCCCAGTAGGGTTGAAGGCGCGTACCACATGCTGCTGTTCAAGGCGCGCGGCATGAGAGATGCGCAAGAGAGCTTGGGCCCGATGCTCAGTAAGTTCAGGGATTTGCAGCGAAAATGGGCTCCATTGATCCGCAGCAACCTCCTAACTTCCATCTCCCTTGCGAAGGCTTATGAGGCCCTCTCCTCAATCTCTGACGCTGCTTCGCTGTTGGAGGTTGAACAGGACTGGGTGATCGAAGAGTTCTTGGTGATGCAGCAAGGTCATTGGGGGACTAGGCCAGAGGCATTCGTGAGCGTGGTAAGGGCCAATGTGAATGGCTTTCACGGCTGGATGGGAGCAGCAAGCGGCATGGGGTCCAGCTCGATCTTCCCGCCGTCGGTGCTAGTCACCGCGCAGCTGTGGTGGCAGCTGTTCCGAATGCGGGAGTGACACTCCCGCACTTTTGAGGGTAGATTCACTACCATCGCGCACGACCCAACCCCGGCCATCCAGCCGGGGTTTTTCATATCCGGACCCACCATGATCCTGACCGCCTCGACAATCCAGCAGGCGGTCGGCTGCAGTGCCGCCGTCGCCGCCCAGTGGGCCCAGCCCCTGACCGACGCCTGCACTGCGTACGGAATCAGCACTCCGAAGCGGGTGGCAGCGTTCCTGGCGCAGGTTGGCCACGAATCGGCGAGCCTGACCCGGACCGTCGAGAACCTGAACTACGGGGCGCAGGGCATGGCCGACACCTGGCCCAGCCGCTACGCCGTTGACCCCAAGGCCAAGCCGAGGAAGCCGAACGACCTGGCGCGCGCGCTGGAGCGAAAGCCGGTTGCGATCGGCAACAACACCTACGCCAACCGGCTGGGCAATGGCTCCGAGGCAAGCGGCGATGGATACCGATTCCGTGGCCGTGGTCCGATCCAGAACACTGGCCGCGCCAACTATGCCGCGATCCGGGATGCGCTTCGTGCCAAGGGGATCAAGGGCGTGCCCGACTTCGAGGCCCAGCCGGAAGCGCTGGAGCAGCCGAAGTGGGGCGCGCTGGCGGCCGGTGCCTTCTGGGATGCCCGATCCCTGAACAAGCTGGCTGACGCCGGCCGATTCGACGAGATTACCGAACGAGTGAATGGCGGCCAGACCGGTGCCGCTGATCGCAGGGCGCGATATGCGCGCGCGCTGAAGGTGCTGGCCGCATGACGCCGAAGAAGAAGGGCGCCAAGTTGTCGCCGGTCAACCAGCTGCAGGGCGTGCTGGTGGTGCTGGAGAGTCAGAAAGCCAAGAACCCCACGGCCGAGCTGCTGCTGGCCATCCGCGAGATGGTCAGCGACGCGCTCGCCGTCCTGCAGGAGCCTGACCCGACGAAGCAGCGAATCGCGTTCGTGCTGCTGGCGGTGCAGCAGTCCACCCAGGTGGCCATCAAGGAAGTCCGGGGCAAGCGCCTCACTCGCGTGACCATCATTGACCAGCCGCTCTATCACTGGGCGCTGGAGGAAATTCATTCACTGGCAGGTGCCGCATGACCTTCGCGACCCGCAACATCGGCGCCGCGCGCGTCGGCATCGCGGTGCTGGTGCTGACCATGCTCGGCCTGGCCATGGCCGCCCTGGTGGCGGTGGCGATCCCCGCAGAGAACAAGGATTCGTTCGGCATGCTGGTCGGCGGCCTGAACAACGCCACCGGCATGGTGATCGGCTACTTCTTCGGGATGACCCGTAGGTCGGGAGGCTGACATGCGTGAGCTGATCTATGTCACGAAGGCAGATGCGCTGGCAAATGGCATGACCCATGAGGGGACCCTGTTCGGCGTTCCGGCCTGGCTCCGCGTGGACAGCGAGGAACAGGTCACCGGGACGCCGAAGATCCCAGCGCTGCACCTCTGGTGCTGGGCGATCGACCAACTGTTGGAGCTGACGTGCTGCTTGCTGCCGCAGGACTGCGCCCTGGTCTCGCCCATCACCGTCGGCAGGGAGATCGAGCCGTGAACCGGATCACCATCTACCTGCTGGTGTTCATCGCATGGTCCGCTGGCATGTTCGGTGCTGGCTGGACCTGGCGCGGTGATCGGGCCGAGACCGGGGAAGCCCAACAGCAAGCCAGCACCAGCGCTGGGCAGGTCAAGCAGCTCACCGAGACCCGTGCCATCGAGCACAGCGAGGCCGAGACTCTGGCCACCATCGGAGCCAAGCATGAAGAAGACCGCACCGCGGCCACGGCCGTCCCTGCTGCTGTTGTTGCTGGCGTGCGCGATGGCAGCCTCCAGCTGCGCGACGACCTCGCCACCTGCAACACCGCTCGCCTGTCCCAGGCCGTCGCCGGCACCATCGAACGTGATGCGCACGCCGAACTACGAGCAGAGGTTGCGGGAGCTGNNGCGATGAGCCTGCACGACCGACTGCGTCGGATCGAGTTGCAGCAGGAAGAGCAGCGCCAGGCCACCGCCAGACTTGAAGAGAAGGTTGATGCCTTGTTGGCCGCGCTGGCAGCTGAAGGCGAGGAAGAGCACGAAGAGCCAGCCCGTAGCCTCGACGGTGAGCTGGTGCCCGGCGAGCGCGACCAGTCGCGGAGCCTCGGCTAATGCCAGGGTTCCCGAATCGCCACCGGCCGCTGCCTCAGTTGGCGCCGGTGCACGTCGCCCAAGCAGCCCCTGAGAACTACGGAAAAGGCCGAGGTGGCCGGCCGTGGCGCCGCAAGCGCGACGCGGTAATGGCGCGTGACCTGTACCTCTGCCAGCCGTGCCGCGTTGCTGGTCGCATCCGCCAGGCAGAGGAGGTTGACCACGTTGTGCCGCAGGCGGAAGGCGGCACGGATGCCCTGGACAACCTGCAGGCGATCTGCTGCGAGTGCCACAGCACGAAGACCAAGGCAGAGGCAGTGCGAGGCGCGAATCGTTCTCAACCGTTCCTCTCGAAGCGATGAATGCGATTGATTCTCATCAAATGCCCCGGGGGGAGGGGAAAAAGTTCAAAGCGTTCCCCTCGGACACCGGCCGCTCAGTCGTTTTTTTGCACCGTCAATTCAGAAAATTCAGTTTTTGAGGCCCGTCTATGCCCCGCCCCCGCAAGCCGACCGCGCTGAAGGTGGTGGCCGGCACTGACCGGCCTGACCGAGAAGCGGCTGTCGCCGCCGAGCTACCCCTGGTGTCCGATGTGCCACCCGCACCGGACTGGATGCCCAACGCACACGCACGTAAGGAATGGGAGCGGTTAGCCCCAATCCTCCACGCAAACAAGCTCCTGACCGAGGCCGGCCTGTCGGCGCTCGGCCAGCTCTGCGCTCTTCATGGAAAGACCGTCCAGCTATACGCCGCAGGCGAGGCGCCGGTTGCATCGATGGTTGCCCAGTTGCGTGGACTGATGAACGACTTCGGCCTGACGCCAGTGGCGCAGGGAAAGGTGAAACCGAATGGCGACACGGAAAAGCCGAGCAACGCGTTCGCCGCGCTCGGAAAGCCCCGCGCCGCTGGAAAATGACTACGTCGATGTCGCGATCGGGTATGCGAAGGCGGCTGCGGCAGATAGGGGAGGCAGGTTCGGCCGGCTGATCAAGCTGGCGGCAAAACGGTTCCTGGACGATCTGAAGCGCGCAAAGAAGAAGGGAGCGCCGTTCTCCTTCTCGCGCGATCACGCCAATCACGCCTGCAGCTGGATCGAACTGCTCCCGCACGTAGAAGGCAAGTGGGAGACGCCGGAGATCCGGCTTCATCCGTCGCACGTCTGGTTCGTGGTTCAGCTGTTCGGGTTCCGCAAACAGGACGGAACGCGCCGCTTCACATCCGCACTGTTCGCGGTCGCACGCAAGAACGCGAAGTCGACGCTGTCGGCCGCCATCCTGCTGTACTGCGAGTGCTGTGAAGAGGAAGAGGGCGCGCAGGTAATTTCGGCGGCAACCACCGGCAGCCAGGCGCGCATCATCTTCAACGTGGCCAAGCGGATGGCCGAGAAGAAGGCCGATCTCCGGGAGGCCTACGGGCTGGAGTGCTGGGCCAATGCGATCAGTCGGGTCGAGACCGGCGCAACTTTCAAGCCGATCAACGCGAAGGCATCGACGCAGGACGGTCTGAACCCGTCCCACGTCGGTCTCGACGAGATCCATGCGCACAAGACCCCCGATCTGCTGAACGTGTTGCAGTCGGCGGCCGGTGCGCGCCGGAATCCTCTGTGGTTGTTCACGACCACAGAGGGGTACGCGAACCCCGGCCCCTGGGCGGAAATTCGGCAGTTCGCCACGCAGCTGCTGGAGGGAGTGTTCGGCGACGCCGCCGATCACTTCCTGGCGATCTTCTTCGCAGTGGACAAGGACGACGGGGACTTCGACGAGAAGGCCTGGCACAAGGCCAACCCGTTGATGGACGTGAACCCCCATCTACTGGCGGCAATCAGGAAGGAGTCGATCGAGGCGAAGGCGATGCCTTCGAAGCTCGCTGAGTTCCAGATCAAGCGGCTGAACCGGCCCGCCGCAGCGGCAAATGGCTTCATCCTTCTTCCGAAGTGGAACGCCTGCCATGGCGTTGTCGATCTGGACGCGCTGAAGGACGTCCCCTGCTGGGGTGGGCTGGATCTGGCCAGCACTCGCGACCTTGCCTCGCTGCGGCTGGTCTGGCGCTTGGACGACAAGATCATCACCTGGGGACGCCGCTGGGTGCCGGAATCGGCAGTGGCGCAGCGCACCGAGCGCGGCAC